GGCTGGGAAGCGGATCAGCTGATTGTGGTTGATTGCATCGCAGAAGACACAGCGTACTCCTTTGTGAACTTCGATGGTGACCTGGTCGAGTTTTTCGGGTCTAACCCGTCTGGCCACCCACTCACAGTCATCATCAACTGCATCGCCAACGCACTGTACATGCGTTACGCTTTTGTCGAACTGTGCCCGTTTGAGGGGTCAGTGTATGAGAAGGCGCGGCGATTTAAGGACCACGTGCGATTACTCACGTATGGTGATGACAACACCATGGGAGTTTCACGTGGAGCTGACTGGTTCAATCACACAGCCATCCAAGCGGCCATGACCAACATTGGTGTTGAGTACACCATGGCGGACAAGGAGAGTCATTCTCGTCCCTTCATCCACATCAGAGAGATCTCGTATCTTAAGCGATCGTGGCGTTGGGACGAGGACGTTGGGGCTGTCGTAGGACCGTTGGAAGAGGCATCCATCCACACGATGCTCACCATCTGTAACCCGTCAGGTGATGAGTCACCCGAGTTGCATATGGCCAGTGTCATGACGTCAGCTCTGAACGAGTGGTTCTGGCATGGGAAGAAGAAATTCGAAACGGAGCGCGAGTGGCTGTGGAAGCTTGCGCAGGACCACAATCTCACAATGGAACTAGAATTCAAGGGTTTTCCAACGTGGGACCAACTGAAAGAGCGATTTTGGTCAGCTTCCAAGGGCGTGGAAGGAGCCGAGATTGGGTGTGTTGTAGAGCACCCGCGCAGCGTGCTGCCAAATTAGTCTACACCTCCTGTGCGATCTGTGTATTAAATGTTATGCGTTTCGAACTAGTATAAGTGTGCGTACAGGTTGTAAGTCCACCCTTCAGGGGGTTCGCCTTTTTAGGAGTGAGGGTTAGGGATGCCCACGAAAACGCGAACTTGCATGTAGAATGAGTCATCTCTTGCATTTTAAAAAGGCTTGCTAAAACAACAAACAACAAACAAAACAACAAAACAAAGAAACAGAATGCTCCACCGTTGGAGCGCTATGAGTGTCCACACTGTGACCATGTGATGGTTATGGGGGATACAAGAGTAGAATGCGAAGATTGTTGCCCATGGAAGTGTGTGGTGCAATCTGAAGAGACGCTGTTGGCTCCGCTCGTTGAGCAAATGGCCACAACGCAAGAGCAGACCACCGCTTTTATGGACGCAAATCCAGGGAGCACGACGGGAATAGGTGCTTCACCGCTCGACTATGAGATGGCGGATGCACAAACGTCTGCAGATCTGAAGTCTTTCTTGTCACGCCCAGTACGGATTGTAACTACCACATGGACGCAGGCTGCACCACAGGGTATATTGGGTGCTGCGTTCTTTCCATGGACGCTGTTTCTCAACAACACTTCCATCAAGAACAAGTTGAGCAATTACGCGTTCTTCCGAGGAAATCTCAAGTTGAAGATCATCACGAACGCTTCGCCGTTTATGTATGGGTCTTTGCGCGCAGTTTACAAACCACTGCCGAGTTTTTCAGGAAACGCTATTGCTTCCAGCGTCCCGTCGTCATTGATACCGTTCTCGCAGCGTCCTGGCGTTTGGATCACAC